CCAGTAAAAACACAACTACAATCTCTATTAACCACATAACTAAAATCAGTTCTATCAATCGTAACACAGTAATACATGTCGTCAGGTTCAATTATTTGTCCACCGCTATTATCTTTTTCAAAAAATTGGATGGGTTTTGTACGAATTCCATATCTACCTTGGTCAATATCGACATCAACATCTGAATTAGTAACGAAGTCAGTTATTTCACCATTTTCTGCATTAAAAAATTTTGCAGTCATGTAAAATATGTTTCCAACTAAATTAGATTCTTCAAAAGGTGAGTCATCTTGAAACCAAAATATATATAAGTTTTCTGAGTTTTTGTAGTTCGTACCCATAAAGACAGGTTTAAAAATTTTTACATCTGTTACACCTGTTAAAGTTTCGTTGTAAAAATTGTATTGTTCTCCTGACGTTAATGGTAAATTTTTTGTGAAAACCAATCGTCTGTTCGCTCTAGTTGGTGATTCACCATAAGGTGTTTTATAAAATTCTAATCTAAAGAAACTCTTTTTAAAAAATTCTCTAACTTCATTATTTTCTTTGTATGATAAACCCGTTGGTTCATAATCAGTCACATATGTACTTCCACTTAAAAAATGAAATTTAAACCAAATGTCCGCTTGTGATATTGTTAAACCTGATAATGATGAGTTGTATGGTTGGTGGATATATCTAACAGTTTCATAATTATCAACAGGATTAATAATCTTTTCAAGGGTTTGGTCTTCAAGTTCTTGTGCATTTTCTTGCCACCCAAGATCTGTTTTAAAATCTTGTTCTTGGTTTATCACCAAGTTCATGTTTTTATTTTTAAATAATATTTCCATTAACAATCAAAACTTAAATTTGTAAACTTAGTTACACCATCTTCCTTATTTTTAAACGTGACCTCATTTCTTAAATAGAAATTAATATCCTTTTTCACATAATGAATTCCATTTATAAATGGATAATTTGTTCCATATCCATCCGCATCAAGAAATCCATTGTCATATAAGTCTCTCCATTTCCATAACTTTTCATCAGGGAAATATCTTGCATTTTCCGGTAACCCATATATTTCATTTGTTTTATATGACTCAACATACGGTGAAAGTTCTCTTAATTTAATTCTATGGTGTGGTTGATAAAAATATCCAAATGGATTAAACGCCGTTGCTCCTGAAAATATAACGCTACCATCTTCCGTAACATTTGATATTTGTCCATGATTAAAAATTGTAGGTTTACATGTAAATTTGTGAAACGATTCACTAACTACTCTTTCTTGTAGTTCACTTCTATTGTATTCAATAAATGCTCCGGTTAATCCTGAAGTACCAATAGGTAATTCTGAACCTCCTGTAAATCCTGTAGTTGCATTATTACTTGTAAATGTATGTTTAGGTATATTTGTTTCTGTTGATCCTGTTCCTCCAAAATGACTATCAATCCAAGTATTATGAAAATTAAATTTATAACCTACTTTAGGTGGATAATTAAAATATCCGTTTTGATTTCTTAGTAAAACTGTAACATAAACTTCGGTCGGCGTATAATTTAGATTATTGGTTAAACCCGTTAAAACAAATGGTTCTTTAAAATCATATATTAGACTTTCCATTCTATTTTGTTCAACCAAGTAGTTATCAACACCATTACTATTCTCATACATCAACGCTCGTTCTTCCTCCCATACTGAAGATTCAAAACCAGATTTATCTAAAATGTAATCTTTTGCTTCAGTTAATGTTTTGTGTTTATGAACATAATATGTTGATGTTGTTTTATCTAATTTAAATTTATTTAAACATCTTTTACCAAAAACTACGGTGTTCAATGTTGTTCCCGACACTAATTCTTTTTTAAGAATGTTAATCACAAATTTTTCTGAACGAAATATTTCATTACCTACACTTTCAATAAGAAATGTTCTATTAAATTCTGTTGTTGTTGTATGTCTAACTCTTGGGCTACCGGAATATGAATAATATGTACTTCCTGTTGTTGATAATATGACATATTCACCCGCTTTCATTCCATGTTCAACTGGTGATATTAATGTATAATAAATTCCATTATCTACCACTCTAAATGGAACACCATCCTTTGCGCTAAAATTAAAAACAGTATTACCTGATAAGGTATATGCCATTGGATAATTTTCATCTTTATCATAAACATATGTCAAATAGATGTTCCAATTCTTATATGGTGCTTCTATTGATGTAGTTGTTGTGTGTCCTGTGTATGTTGTTCCTGTCAACACTAAATGTTGTTCAGGATTATAATCTTCTGTTAATGTTGATCCTGTTTGTCCAATGTACGTCTCCCTTAAGACATCTTTTCTTAAAAACGCAAACTCATTATATGGCATTGCACCATCATAATTTGTGTCAGTTCCATAAGAATTATAAAATAAATTACTTTTTAATGGGTCGTAAGTTGTTGAACCGGTGTATAGATTTCTAAACACCATCTTTAACTTTCCATGAATTTTATATTTGTTACTCTCGTTTCTTTCTTTATCAAAAAGTTTTGCAATATCCAATACGATGTTTCTATCACCTTCTCTAAGCAAAGTTTCACTCTCATCTAAATTCACTGGTAAATTTAGATTTTCCTCCTCTGCTTTGAAGAATTTTTTACTTGGTAATAGTATTTGTTTTTTGTTCATTAATTTTGGATATTAAATAAATAATTTCTAATTGATTTTAATAAGGTGTATGGTTGTTTTCCAATAGTACATATACCATTTTCTATCATTATTTTATTATACTCATACGCCATTCCCGAAGTTTTCCAATTTATTTCTTCCCCTTCATCTCTAGTTATAACATCAATCATTAATTTTTCATCGTATAATAAACCGTATCTACTTTTTGGTAAATTTTCAATAACTTCTTTACTATAATTTTTTTTATTACATTTACATTTTGTCATTTTACCATTTAAAGTGTACGACCTATTCATTGCCGAAACCTCTATTCCGTTTAATTCTTCTGACATCTCAACCGCATTTCTTAATGGTATCCCACTAAAACATGTGGTAAACATTAATCTTGTATCGTCATTCATTAATGGTTTTAGGTTGTTAACTAATTCAAGAACTTTGGTTTGACTATCTGTTGTCTGTACTAAAAATTTTCCCGAACCAAAACTTGTTATGTTAATTTGATTTAATTTATTCGGATACGTTTCAATAAATTTTTTTACTCCTTTAATACATTCATCAATCGAAATAAATGGACCGACGCTATGTGTCACTTTAGAAAGAATCTTATATAATAATTTTTCTTCCTTTTTATATAAGACATATACAATCAAATGATTTGGTTTTCTTTTAGAAAAAATATCTTTTATCCACATATTATTTAGGTCCAAAATTTTCTACGAATTTATCAAATGCAGTTGCACCTTTCTTTAAACCAAATTGATAATGAAATGGTGTTCCAATTTCCATCAAATGTCTTGGTTGACCGTTAACAATATATTCTTTATAGTTGTCACTACTTTTATTTGCACCGTCTAAACAGTCTCTAATTGGTGGTAGTATGTATGGGTCGAAATAATCTTCACTAATTAATACACCTGTTGGTCTCGAATTAAGATTTGATCTCATTTCTTGGATTGGTTGATTATAAATTCTACCAGTATAATAATTTTGTGCTTCACTATATCCGGCGTCCGCACCTTCAAATTCACCAAAACCATGTCCAAATGTATCCCACATATAATATGGTATCCTTTGTGATTTATCGCCTAATCTTCCTTTGGTGTTGAGACATTTTCTAATTAAATCTCCTTTTACTTCAATTGTTGCAGGTGTATTGGGATCATCTTCACTAAATAATAAATCAACCCCTACAGCACCTTTACCATCAAATACGTTTCCAGAATATCCTGAGTATGGTGAATTAATTTCTTCAATTTCAAATGGATAAATTCCCGTTTGTGTGTTAAAATTTAATAATTGTGCTATGTCTCCATCTATTCTTCCTTTACCTCTTTTATCAAATAAATCTTGAACATCTAATCTACCCTTTTCTTTTATTTCTTTAGATTGTATAACATATTCCATTAAATCATCAATACCTTTATATGATGTTGATCCAATACTTCTTGTTATAGAGCAGTTTACATCCATTTCAGGATCAACACAAATTTCATCAATCCATGTCTGTCTTGGTCCTAAATCGATAACCGTAGTCGGAAAATTAATTTCTCTTTTTACTCTAGTTCCACCTGTACCATCTCCAAGTGCATTATACCATCCAGTCCAACCGTCAACAAGACCACCTGTTACGTTACTAAAAACTCGTGATAATGTTATTGATAATGGTTTCCTTACTCCGTAAAATCCTGTGGATTTTTCTTCATATCTTTTATTTGGTGTTTTACCGTCATAACCAATGGCATTTGGGTTAGATGGTGTTACTATATCTCCACCGACTCCCTGAGATTCTGCGTGAGTATAATTATCATTATAAGGTGTAGATCGATAATAATAATTAACCGTACCATCGGATTCCACTTTTTTATAAACACACTCACCACAGAATCTATCTTCTCCTCTTTTTTTGAATTGGAAAAAATAAAGTGCTCCGTTTAACCATGAATTACTAAATGTGTAAGATGTAACACCTCCGCACATAATTTTTCCAAAAAGTTTTCTTCTTCTATAATTGTTTAATAGTTCTACGTTTTTTCCTGCAGATGGTATAATTCTAAAAACACCATCTCTAAATTCGGACCAACCTGAAAGAGTCCCACTTGTTGTTAATTGTTGTTCAACCCAATATGGTCCTTTTCTTTTAACTTTACCGTAGTATTCACCCTTGTAGATACATCTAGCGGTATTATTTCTAAATCCGCCATGTTCTTCCATTGGCCATTTTGCATGAGCAGAAGCTACCGCGCCTACATTATATGGGTCTCGTTCTTCACAATCTTTTACATTTGCACCAATTATTTTAGTATTATAATTTAAATCTAGCTGTTCATAAGGTTTTACCACATATCTTGGACCTTCACTTGGGCGATAAGTATTTAAGAAATTTTTAGCATCAACGTATGTGTTTAAGGTTACAAGTGACCCTCCCAATACTCTAGCTGTTAACGGAAAAACCATTCCTCTTAATTTCATGTCACCACTTCTACCCAACTCATCCTCAATAATTGTATCATATTTTGAACAACCTTCTTCTTGTTCTAATGATATTGATTCGGATATTGTAACATTATTATCAATCTGTTCTAATTTTATTATTTTAACATACCCATCATTTGCATGACTGGTTCCTGCAACAACTTGGTCGGGTGATGTGTTAAATGATGTTGATATTAAATCTCTAACTATTTGATATATTCCTTTAATTTTCCATGTTCCAAATGTATCATCCCAAACAATTTGATATTGTTGTCCAATACCCAATGTAACATAACTTAACGTTCCGTCACCAATAACATCAATAGTTGCAACATATGTTTGTTTTAAAACTTCATTGTCAGGTAGTGTTGATTCGATTTGACCTGAAGTGGTTCCACTAATCATATAACCATTAAACCCTCCATTCGTTGGTCTAAAATATAAATCATCATCAATATCGACAACTCCAGTATAACCATTTGTTGTGATAGTCGGTGTTAACGCCCAACCGCTCTGTGATTGATTTGGTTTCGCTTGAACATCGGCACTTTCTCCCGGGTCAAGTGTTAATGAAATAAAATTATTGTCACAATCAACGTAATTAATTGTAACTATTGTTGCTCCAGTATTATTAAATGAATACTTGTCACATGTTCCTGATGGCCTACTTGTCGAATATTTTTCCCCAAGATAAAAATTACTCGCAACAGTAGTTCCGGTGTAATCATTTAAATCGATTGGTGGTACGACGATAATAGTTTTATTTACCGAATCGTCCTCAGTACAATCATAACAATCGGGGTAAGTGATTAAACTAAGAACCATCACATTATTAAATTGATATTCTTTCGCCCTCTGAAACATCTTTGCAGCTGCTTTGTTGGATACGCCCGTACTTTCTAATAGTTCGGCAATACCAACAAATACCGCTAAGACTAACTCTTTGAAAAATAAACTGATTCGTAAACCAATGTATTCTACAAAATTTATTATTGTCGTAATAAAAAATCCAAATTTATGATTTCTAACCGCATCATTTACAGGAAAATAATTTATTCTATTTGAACAATCTCCCTCAGATGGCCAAATTTCTTTAATACCAATAAATGATTCGTTTCTGTCTCTAACAAAAAATTTAAATACTTTTTCCCATCCACTTGCCTTTTCAAATCTATTAATAAACTGAGACGCGCTATAAACTCTACCATATCTAAATTGGTAGAAGTAATCTTGTGGTACACCTTTTCTATTATTATTTTTTGCCCAAGTACTTAATCCTGCAATTTCTTTTAATGCGTTTGTTGGGTAATCGTCAATATTTGTGCTAAATGAATATGATTTTGAGTCAATAGTCGAATAGTTTCCGTAATATAAAGTGTCTCCTTGGTGATACTCCCTAACATTTGGTATTAAAACTTTTGCAACATATCTATTCTCTTCTCCCGTATCATCATTTAACGTAATTCTAAAACGGTAATTTCCTTTTGTGGGTATACCTACTTTTTTATCTTTAGATTCAACAATGTCACCAAATTCATTTGTAGTGATATATCCAAGGTTCATCGGTACTCTAAAAAAGAATATACCATCATCACCAATTTTACTATCTATTTGTAATTTTTCAAGTATTGGTCTTAATGCGTTTGGGTTACCATCCACATCTTTCTCATATTCACCAGTAAATCTAATCGCTTCAATATCACCTTTCTTGGTGGTAAGTTTACATTTTTCACCTTGTTGGTTATCTACGTTACAGTTAACTCCCATCGAATCTTCAGCGGCGTCTGAAAATGTTGAACCCATCATAACCGCATATGGTTCTAATCTTACACCTTTCTCACCTAAATCAAAGTCCCCTCTTGTAATTCCAATTTCACATAAATCTTCACTACCCCAAAATGGGTAAACGTCGACTGTTTTGTCAAATGAAATAATTTGAGGTAACGCATTCAGATTATCTGATGCCATGTATGTGTATTTGTTTTCGAATTTTTCTTCCGAAATACCTTCATACATTAAATCATAAGGAACCAAGGATTGACATCCCATGTCGGATAAATCTAAATCAACATGGAGTACTTGAGTACCAAGTGGTACTCCCCAAATCATAAAGTCACCTGAGTCATTTGTTTTAACTGTGTATGTGTAATATTTCTCATACACTTCCAAATATTCTTCTCTGGCTAATATATCTTGTTGGTCAAAAAATGTACCTGTTGGTGTGTGACCTGAGTGTTGTTTTCTTTTAGGTAATAAGTTGTAACGATAGTTATCATCGTTTTTTGCATCTGTGGATTTGTAGGGATAAAGGGCTGAAATAACTTGGTCTTGTTCGTCTTCCAAAGTTAAAGGTACAAATATTGACACCCTAGCATTTGGAACACCAAAACCACCGTTCACACTAATTCTACCACAAACTACCCCGTAATCGGCGCAAAGTGATGTATACACATCTTTTTGTGTAAATTTTAAAGACAATATTTCAAGTAAATCAAAGTCTTGTTTTAACTCGACTTTTAGTACTTGGTCTTTACCGATATTTGTTGAGATTCTGTGTTTCTGTACCATTCCTTTAATAAATAGAAAGCAGTTGATTTTCTATTATTATAAAGAAAATTTTGCTTAGTATGAAGGCGACCCGAGAGTTTTAACTCTTATTTTAATATCTTTGTTAGGAAACCTAATTTGAAAGATTTGGTTGTTCTTCATGAACACGACACTATCAGACTGTTGCACCTCTTTTGTTAAGGTGTCTTTATATGCTTGTGATACCTGTGCGGAAGAATATTCGTTACCGATTTTATTAAAAACTCTAATATCAACCACGTTTTCAACTCCTGGTACACTACCAATAGTTTTTGATAATTGTCCAACCATTAATGGGTCACCCATCTTTCTTTTTTCTATTCTAAAGAACTCAATAATTCCTTCAATTGATGATTTAATAATATCACTTTGACTTTCGTTTTTATCAACAACTAAGTCGATTTCTAAACCTAAATCAATAACTTCACCACTTACAATATCCAAATAGTCATTTATCATTCTATATTCAGACAAGTAACTTAATATATTATTTTTCAAGGTATTAGATACAGTATCAGTCAAATTACCCTTCTCGTCGTAAGATAGTAATTTGATTCTGATTTTATTATTCTCCTCCATCACGTTAACCTTTGCTGGTGCACCGTATGTTGACGGCATGGTTTCGATTAATGATTTGTAGTCATTTAATGTAACCGCTCTGTTTTGTGCCGCAAAATTGTAAGAAATCATATTACGAATTTCTTCAATTGTAGGTTGGTCCGCTCCACCTACCGCTGGTGTTACGTTAGTCACTCTTAATGATTGTTCAACTTGTGTATTTGTTCCCGATATAGGGCCGTTTATACTAAATTCTACAGTATCTATACTTGTAATAACGTTAACCCCTAAATTCGAATCTTTACCCCCTCCAATTCGATATTTCACGAATAGTGTGGAGTTGTTCTTTGGTATTGCACCCAATGAAAGATTATTAAGATATGTTGCTAAATTTACTTTTAATTGACCTGTAATATAATTGTCAAGATTATCCATCGGATTAACAGAACCTGAACCAAATATCATTGAGAAGTAACCTTCGGGAGTATACTCTGTGGTAAATTTATTATTAACGTCAATATATTTTCCCGCTTTAAAATTATCTTTATCTGATGAACTTGTTGGGTTAGGTACAAACACCTTATCTTGCATCAATGATTTAACCTCATACCACTTATTTCCAATCTCAGAAAATTCTGCGTTGGTTGGATTTCCTGCGTAGGTTGTACCATCTTTATGAATAACCGATACTATACCTAAAACGTTTTGTTCGGGTAAGAAAATTTTCAAAAATGGTTTTTGGTCAAACTCAGTAATAACCTTTCTGAAAATCCTTGTTACCCCATTTACAACCGCCTCTCTTTTGGTGATTGTGTATGATATAAGTTTATTGTTACCGTCAAAATTTGGTATTTTTAATCTGTTAGGTTCTCCTTTACTATTAAATGGGTTAGAGAAGTTAATATCCTCTAATGTTTCAAATATCTGTCCGCCACCGGATACTTGTGCACCACCTTTAACGATACCCAAATATCTTTCATCTTCTTTATCACCTCTTACAGGTACGTTTATTGAGAAATCACATAATGCAACTGATGGTCTGTTACCCGGTAGTCTTAAACCGTATGTTTTTGCAATATGAAATAATGATTGTCTTTGTTGAGCAAAGTCCAACATTGTTTCTTGCCAAACTCTATCTATATGAAAGTGTAAGTTATCGGTAACCGCAGCGTTTAAGTCTAATAAAACCGAGAAAATGGATGCGTCATTAGTATTCTTTACTAAATCAGGATAATAATCTTTAGTCAGGTTTACAAGTTCTTCCCTTAAACCCGCAAAATCTCTTGTTGCGTATGTTATTTTTTTTGCCATCTTATATGTTTATAATTACAAAGTCGGAAGAACTAAATGTTCCATTATTGACTGTATAGTCTATTTTTACTTTAGCGGTATACGGTCTTGTCGAGTCGTCCGAAACTCTGAATAATCTTGCGTCTTCATCTTGTGAAAACAATTTATCTCTGTCAGGATCATCCTCTGCTGACATGATATTAATTGAATTAATGTCTAAATTAGGTATATATTTTCTAACCCCTTCTCTTATCTCTTCTTCAATTAAATTAAATGTAACCACGTCGTTTTGGTCGAAGATAAATTCATATAATCTTGTACCAAAATCCGGTAAAAAGTATCTACTTCCCTTTCTAGTTAATAATAAATGAATCAAATTTGCACGAACTTCCCTTTCAGGTGTTTCCGTCATTTTTACGTAAGTCCCCTTTGGACTATCTCTAAATGGAAAATCTATACCATATGTTACCGCCATAACTATAAATATAAACTAAACTAAAATATTAATAAACAAAAAATCCCGACCGAAGTCGGGATTAATATAGTGTTTTGATATTCACCCCCTTTATTTTCAAAACCTGGAAGTCCAAGATACTTAGTAACTCTGAGGGAGTCTCCCATTATTTTATGAACCACATCCCTCACATTCAAATGGTGAGTCTGTTGGTCTTTCTGATGTCATTACAACCTCAGGTGTTCTTTCACTGATTAATGTGTTGGTTGGTACCTCGACATTATTTATAGATGGTGTTTGTTCTACGGGTTTCTCTGTAGAAGTATTAATACCTAATCCTTTCATTGCATCAACTGCCGATCTTGTTCTTAAGTAATACATACCTGTTTTTAAACCTAATTTCCATCCAAATAAATGTGCTGCTAATAATTTAGGTTTAGTTGCATTATCAATAAATAAATTTAATGATTGTGATTGGTCAATGAAAATACTTCTGTTTGCTGCCATTTGAAGAATTCTCTTTTGAGACATTTCCCAAACGGTTTTATATACCTCTTTTAGTTGTGTTGGTATTTCAGGAATATTTTGAACTGAACCATTTTCCATGATTAATTTATTCTTGATTGAATCGCTCCACAAACCTAACTTTAATAACGCACTAACTAAGTGTTTGTTTATCATGATAAATTCACCACTCAATGTTCTACGAGAATATAGATTAGTTGTAAATGGTTCGAACGCTTCGTTGTTACCTAAAATTTGAGCAGTCGACGCAGTCGGCATTGGTGCAACTAATAATGAATTACGAACACCATATTTTACAACCTCTTTTCTCAAAGATTTCCAATCCCAACGACCTGATAAATCTTTATCTTTTTTACCCCACATCTCATATTGGAATATCCCTTTTGAGATTGGAGAATTTGATATTGACTCGTATGCTCCGACCTCTTTTGAAATATCATTAGACGATGTCATTGCGGCAAAATAAATGGTCTCAAAAATATCTGTTTGTAATTTATCCGCAGCTTCTGATTCAAATGGTAATTCTAAAATACAAAAAACATCAGCTAAACCTTGTACACCTAAACCAACAGGACGATGTTTAAAGTTAGAACGTTTTGTTTCTTCCGTTGGGTAATAGTTTAAATCAATTACATTATTTAAATTTTTAACAACTTGATATGTGTATTCGTAAAGTAAATCATGATTAAATTCACCATTAAGAATATACTTTGGTAAGGCAATTGATGCTAAATTACAAACTGCTTGTTCAGTTGGTGAACTATATTCAATAATCTCAGTACATAAGTTTGATGACTTGATTGTCCCTAAATTCTTTTGATTTGATTTATAATTTGCAGGGTCTTTATATAACATATAAGGAGTACCTGTTTCAATTTGTGCGGTTAAAATGGCGTCCATTAATTTTCTTGCCTTAATAACTTTTCTACCTTTACCTTCTTGTTCGTATTGTTCGTATAAACGTGTAAACGCTTTGTCTTCAGGTGAATCGTATGCATCGGATAATCCTGGTGCTTCGTCAGGTGAGAATAATGTCCAATCACCATCTTGTTCAACACGTTGCATAAATAAATCAGGAGTCCACATTGCCAAGAATAAATCACGTGCTCTCATTTCTTCTTTACCGTGATTCTTTCTTAAATCAATGAATTCAAAAATATCTGAATGCCAAGGTTCAAGATAAACCGCGAAAGAACCTTTACGTTTTCCTCCTTGATTAATCCAACGAGCAACCTCATTATAAGTTTTCATCATTGGTAGTAAACCGTCTGATTGTCCTCCAGTTCCTTTTATGTAAGAACCTTTAGCTCGAACATCGTGAACGTGAAGTCCAATACCTCCCGCCCATTTAGAAATTTTAGCTACGTCTTTAATTGTATCAAATAAACCATCAATATCATCACCCTTGTTACCAATTAAGAAACAAGATGACATTTGTGCTCTACGTGTTCCTGCATTAAATAATGTTGGAGTTGCGTGGGTATAGAAGTGTTGTGATAAATCGTCATATATTCTAAGTGCAGTTTCTAAATTACCTTTACAAATACCAACGGCAACTCTCATATACATATATTGAGGTCTCTCAACCACTCTATCGGCAATTTTTAATAGATAAGACCTTTCTAATGTTTTATATCCAAAGTAATCAAAATCTAAATCTCTTTCTTGATGAATTGCACCATCTAAAGATTCTTTATTTTCCATTACAAACTTATAAACGTCATCATCAATCAATGAAGACTCTTTACCTGTTTTTGGTTCAACAAAAGAATATAGTTCTTTAATACATTGAGAAAACTTTTTATGTGTTGTCTTATGTAAATTAGATACCGCTAAACGACCTGATAATTTTGCATAATCAGGATGTGTGGTAACCATTGCCGCCGCAGTTTCTGCCGCTAGTACATCTAACTCAGTTGTTGTTATTCCATCATATATACCTTGGGTTACTTTTAAAGTAACATATGTTGGGTCAATATATTCTAAATTTAAATCGCTACAGAAGACACTAATTCTTCTAGTGATTTTATCATACCTCATTTCCTCTAAGGAACCGTCTCTTTTTTTTACTTTCATCTTTATAATAATATTTTAAAAATCAATGTCGTCACCAAATGCG